GGATCCCTTAATACCAGCATTTGATAGGATACCGATGGCAGCGGCGGCTTCTTCGAGGCTCATACCGGTTGATTTTGCGACAGGGGCGACATACGCCATCGCCTCCCCCATATCCGTAACCCCGGCGTTGGTAGCGGCTGCGGATTTTGCCAGCACATCCGCCACCCGGGACGCTTCGGCCGCTTCAAGCCCGAACCCGTTAAGCGTGGCCCCGGCAATCTCTGCAGCTACACCCAGATCCACCGCGTCAGACGATGCGAGCGCAAGCATACCCGGCATGGCGGCAATAACTTGTTCCGCGTCAAACCCGGCGGCGGCGAGGTATTCCATACCATCAGCAGCTTCAGAAGCGGAAAACGCGGTATCGGCTCCTAACTGGAGCGCCTGTTCCCGCATCATCTCTAACTCTTCGGTTGTGGCGCCGACCTTGGATTGAACCTTCCGCATCGAATCGTCGAACTGCGCGGCGGTATAGATTGATGCGGCTCCAATAGCGGCGATAGGAGCGGTGACGTGGAGAGTAAGATCCTTTCCGGTCGCCTTCATCGAGTTCCCGATCTGGGTAAAACTGCTTTCGGCTTTACTCAGCTCGGCGTTAACATCGCCCGCCAGAGTGCTGGATAATCCGAGCGACACAAACAGTTTGGCCACTTCTTCACTTATTGCCATACTTTTCTTTCAACCTCCGGCTGCGTTCTGCGATTGCGTATCCGATATACGTCATTTCCTGCACCGTGCATCCCCCGAACTCGTGCGGGAACTTGCCGAATTCAAGGCAGATGTTGATTAGGTTTTGCCCGGCGTCGCTGGCTGCGAAAGGCTTTGAGCTGTTGCTGTTCCTCCGCCGACGTGCCGATGATCTGGAGCAAGGTTTCCTTAAGCTGGGCCTGCGTGTATCGGCCGCTTGACCAGAATGTCTTATCCAGACTTTCGTCCACGCAGAAATACGCAAGCAGGTCGATTACTTTTTCTTCAGCGCCATTTATGGCGGCGTCCTGGATCTCCCGAATCTCCGCACTGAACGGTGCCCGACATTCAACCTCAACCCCGCTAACGGTAATCTTGATCCGCTGGTCAATCCCTGCCAGTGTCAGCCGGTCAGCAAGCGAAAGATCCGGTTTCGCCCGGATCTCCGCCGCCCACTTGTCCCGTGTCCGGTTGACAAGTTCGTCGTTCTCTTTCTGGATCACTTTTCCCGGGCCGCTCATTCAAGGATCACGTCCATATAGTGACCGACAATGAAGTTGAAGCTGTCATTATACTTTGCAGCCGTCGGGAAGTTGTGGTTCGCTCCGCTACCCTTGGCGTTCATCAGGAACCATTTCCGGATGATGGTGTTCGAGGAGTTCCGGCGTTTCCCGACAATACAGCCGATGTCCTGGAACGCAGAAGTCTTGTTGGAAAACTTCTTCATTGGGGTTGTCTCGTTCTCGGTATCTACGAGGTCGCCATAGACCAGCGCCACGAAATCGAGGGTATAGGCAAGCTGGTTAAGCGTCGCCGTATTCTCGACCGCTCCGGTGCTCTGGATCTTGTTGGCCTGTCCCTGCACGCTGACCGAATCGGTATCCGCAGAGTTGGAAAACGACACGTCCTGAGCGGTAGCGACGTGGGTTAACGCCGTGGCGATTGAGACATACGAGAGCTGCACAACATCACCCTCAGCAATGCCCGAATAGGTGACAAACGCCGTTCCTGCCGATTCGGTTGCCCATACTCCGGCACTTGCCAGCTCTTCCACCGCAACGGGTGTTAAGACGGTGCCGGATTCGGTCGCCGCCCATACGCTGCCATAATCGGCAGTCGCACCGAGAGCAAACCCGCCGGCCGAAACTTCTCCCGCCGTAACGGTGTGTTCTTCTGTCGTGTACGTGCCGCCGGCATACCAGCGGACTTCCGATCCCTGCGGGATCTCACTTGAAATTATGTCGTCAGTCATTTTCGATCAATCCTTTCGATACGTCACCGAGAAATCGAGCGGGATATGATACCAATCCGTTTCTTCCTCCCGGAAACGTCGTTCTGATAGCAATCTGGGCGCTTTTGTAATGGTATGAACCACCCCGTTTACTTTACCGGCTGTGGGCGCTTTCTCAAGGTCGGATTTGTGGAGCGCGGTTTTCACGGCCTGCGCAACCTCTTCAACCTCTTGAGGAGATTTCACGCCGTTATATTCCGTCGGGTTGCTGAAACAAGATACCTGTATCCGGTCAGTTGATACCGCCGGGATATACTGGTCCGGCACCCCGTCCACATGAACCACAGATATAGCCGGGAGTGTGACGTTTGACGGCAGGGCATCCGGATAAATCCGCGTCCCTACTTTTGCCACTACTCCGGCATTGGCTTTGAGCAGGTCCATTATCACGGTCGATATGTGGCTCATACGCGGGCCGCCTTAGCGAGTTCGTCGCCAATATGTTTCACTACCTTATCCTTCCCTTCATCAAACGCCGGGCGGAGGTATGGGTGCGCTTTCATCTTCGAGGTCCCAAATTCCTGATGGGGGGCATATTCAACGTTGGTGCCGGTCGCCACGGCCTTTGAATCTCCGACAGTGGCGATGGAGTTCCGGAGCCGGCCGGTATCAATCGGCGTGTTCCGTTTTGCCGGGGCCTCAACATAGATCACCATCCCGTCTTTAGCCGCATTTGAAAGTTCGATTTCCATACTCTTCCCGACCCGCGCAAGGTTCGTCCTGAGCTGGTCGAGGCCGGTAATCTCAACGTTCACGCCCGCCATCGTCACACCGCCCCAAGAAACATCCCGAAATCCACGCCACGGCCGATCAGAACACCAATCAGGATCAGGATAAGGACGATAAGGATACTGACAATCGAGATCAGCGTGTTCCGCTGCATGTTCAATACCTCGTCGATCTTATCTTCTAATCCGTCAATCCGTTTCTCGTTGGCGGTAAGTTTGGTGTCGATTACCTGCCGGTGCAGGATACATTCGTTACGGGGTACGTATTCTTCTGTCAATCCACCGCCTCCAATTCAACGGTATAATGCGATACTGTGTTAGTGACCGGCTCATAGACCGCCTTGGGGATCTTGGCCGTGTAGGTCCGCAGGAACCCTGCCTGTTTGCCGGTGATCTGGTCGCCCGCGTAAATGGTGATCGTCGAAGCTACCAGCAGTTTTGGCAAGCTGGTGAAATGTTCCCCGCTGTCAAGGTTCAACCGCGTAGATTTCGGCGATATGAACCGGCAGGCAACATCTGATTGGGTCAGCGGAACCACAATAGGAACCCCGAACGAATCTACCGCGTCAACGGGAGCGCCGGTAGTTGTGGCGCTGCCGGTCGTGCTGGTAACAATCTCCGTACTTCCGATAGTCCCCGTAACCGGGAAATATTGGAGATATCCCGACCCTACCGCATAGATCGTGCCAGTTGCCAACGATACCGCGCCGGTAATGGTTTGGCTGATAGAAAACGTGCCGGTAACCGCGCCGTGGGTAACCTGTTTGACTTCCCGGCCAGTGCTGCTCACGATATCGCAGGTATGGATCAGGAATACGGAAGGCAACATTATCGCACCGCCGATACCCGCGTCCGTACCCGCGTTACGGTGACCTTGCCGTTAACAGTGTTAACGTACTGCGCAATTGCGTACTTTGCCTTGTCTTCATAGGCTTTTGCCTCGGCTTCAGGAGCGGTGGAAAACGAGATATCCCCCGAAAGGTTCAAGGAACCGGGCCGGCTCAGTTCGTGGGCTTGCCTGCGTTTGAGTTTGGCAATCGTCAGGCAGATAGATGCGGTTTTGAGGATGGTCGATGAGTTGGGCGCGGATACGCCGTCTAATGCCAGTGCGTCGGCGATCTCTTCATCGCTGCGGGTGATCAGGTTGGTGATATCCCCCGTTGTGGCGGTGCCGGTAGCTGTGCCGGCTTCGAGCTGGACATCAGTATAAGTGCAGTATGCCATATCCTCATTTCTCCCGCGCAACTTTGTATTCTGCCAGCAATACCGGATCGGTTAACGGGTCAACCGGGGCGCTCCAAACCTCAACCGTAACCGCGTTGTCGTCATAGGTCTGGTTAACCTCGTCCAACTGGTCGCCGGTCAATAAGGCGCCGCGTGTGGTTGCAGATGTAAGTATCAATCCTTTCCCCTCCGAAAAAAGGGGAGATCAGTACTCGATCCTGCAAGCTGCGTTTGCGATACCGTAGTTAACCGCGAACCGGATCTTGGCCTTGGCGGTCGTGAGGTCCTGGAGCGGCTCTTTGAAGTCCTCGACGGTGATATCGTCACGCATGACGTATGCGCCGGCGCTCATCTGGTTAAGGACAAGTGCTCCGATATATCCGTCGGTGATATAGCCCCACGTGTAGGTGGTGGAGCTGGTATCTGTGTTGGTGACAAAGTACCTCATCCCAAGCGCCGGGGGAGTACCACCGTTTACAACAGTCTGCCCGCCGTGGTAGTTGGTCAGGAGGAACTCTTTGTTCAGGTTGGTGTCGAAATCCGTGGTTGCGATCACGGTGTCCGGCCGGAACCCACCGCCGCTTCTTGCTGCGCCCTGAAGTTCGAGCTTGGCGGATGCAATGGCCTTGATGCCCTGATTTGCTGAGGTGCCGTCGGTATCGTATTCCTTCCCGGAGTTTTCGAGGATGACGCCGATAGCCTCATAGTTGAGCGCGTTCTCACAGTGCTCACCAAGCAGCCCGACTTCAAGCGCCATGGTGTTATAGAGACCGTCGGAGATCATCTCGTCGGTAATCGGGGCGACTTCCCCGTATTTCTTGACTTTGAAATCCCGGTATGTGTAGGTGCCGTTGCTGTTCCTGAACGGTGCGCCTTCAGGGACTTCCGGAGCCCGGCCGGCCCTGGTAGACTGGAACGGGAGGCGGATGGTGTTACCCTTGGTCATGCGTTCGGACCGGATAGCGGACCGGGCACACTGGACAAGCCGGGCGCCCTCCATCACAGTGTTGAAGTACTGGAGCTGAACCAGCGGGGTAGCCGCGATACCTTCCGAGAGGACGAGTTCACGGGCGTTGTACACTTTGCCGTCGAAATGTTCAACGGACAGGTTCTTGGGGATCCGGCTTTCGGTCAGTTTCTTGGCCTCACCGTTACCGGCGAACATGATCTCGAACACGTCAGCAAGAGCCTTAACGTGCGGGTTGGCGGTACCGATTACCGGCTGGTAATCTGCGGGTGGGGTATAGGTTGAATTGTCAGTCATTTTTTAAGACCTCCTTAAGATGAGCTCCCGACAGGTCCGGGGATGATGTTGATCTGTACGCGGCCAGTTGCACCACCGGCAATATCTCCAACGGCCATACCCACAAGATACCCCGTGAGTTCTCCGGCCGAGGTTTCTGCCTGAGAAGCTGCGGAAACGGTTCCGCCAACGGCGTTGTCGTCAACCTGCACCCACGCACCGGAATCAATCGCGGTGGTGTCGTCAGCGTTGGCAAGATAGACAACCGCGCCGTTGGTAAGGATAGTCCCCCATGATCCGGACGCGATATCATACTTTGCGACACCGGCAACCGAGCCGGTAACTCCATACTTAGCCGGGTGGACGGTATCGGTAACACCAGTTAAGGCGTATGCAACTACCTGCCCGGCCTTGATTGCAGCGCCGGCTTTAACAGCGCGGGCGTTCTGGTGTCCCTGGTCGCATACCTGCGTGATGGTTGGGAATGTGCCAATATCTGCCATTTTTACACCCTCCTGATAGTGCCGGTCTTCCGGTCAATGCTGACCCCGGCGTTCATCGGTTCGGACAGTTCGGCTGGCTGGTTGCCGCCAGTCTTGGTGGTGCCGTCCTGTTCCAGCGCCTTGATACGGGCGTCGAGGGCGGCCTGTGCTTCGGACGCAGCCCTGATCTCCACATCTTTGGCAACCAGCGCGGCTTCCAGCGCCTTGATCTCATCGGACTTCTCTTCTTTCTTGGGCGGGGCGGTCTGGGCCTCAAGCGCCTTCATGATCGTGGCGTTCTGGTCAGAGAGCGCTTTGATCTGATCTTCCAGTTTCTTGATATCTTCAGCAGTCATAGTTTCATCAATTCCTGTGTTATCCGGAGTTTTCGGATTGTTCCCGGCATAATCGGTAAGCGAACGTTGCGTGCCATCATCCGGATTGCCAGACCCTGCCGCCATCGCTGCGG